CTGTACGACCATAGATGAAATAACGGAAGATTCTGAAAAAAAGTAATTAACGAGCTAGAGGCGCTAATTAAAGTGTATTTGCTAATACAATGAAACTAGGTGGACTCCTCAAACGACTAGCACCGACTATAGCCTCAGCAGCCGGAGGACCACTCAGCGGAATGGCTGTCAAGATGGCTGCTTCCAAATTGGGATTGCCTGAGACTACAACAGCTAACGAAATTGAAGATTTAATAGAGCGCGAACCAGAAAAAGCAGTATTAGTAAAGCAAGCAGATCAAGACTTCAAAAATCGCATTAAAGAAATGGAGATTGATTTAGAGTCCTTTAAAACAGAAGTAGAGGACAGGAAAGATGCAAGAGAAAACTTTTCGACAGATTGGACACCAAAAGTATTTTCTATTTTAGCTCTAATTTTGTATGGATCGTATGTTATGGTGGTCACCTTGTTCGAGCACTCGCAACAGTCTGAAACGGTTATTAGCCTGGTCCTGGGCCAGCTATCAGGTATCCTGGGTACGGCTGCGGCTTTCTTCTACGGTGGGTCAAGTAAGAAATAAAATGTATAAAATGGATAAATTAATAGAACAATTAAAAAGACACGAAGGTGTAAAAAAGCACGTTTACCGGGATATAAATGGCCTGGAGCATATAGGTGTAGGTAGGAATATCTCAGCTAGTGGTCTAGGGCTGAGTGATGAAGAAATTGATTATTTACTATCTAACGATATTCTGAGGTGTATCAAAGAATTAAGCGCAGAATATGCTTGGTTTGGCAATCTGGATGAGACTCGCCAGGAGGCTGTTATAAATATCTTCTATAATCTGGGAGCCACAAAATATAGACAATTTGTGTTAGCAAATGAAGGCATGAAAGATGGAGATTATGACCGGGCTGCAACTGAGTTTTTAAACAGCAGATGGGCGAAGCAGGTAGGCAATCGTGCTTTGGAGCTTACAGATATTATTCGAACAGGTTCTTATGTCTAATCCGTATATTTTTACTGCTACTGTATCTAAAATTGTAGACGGAGACACAATGTATGTTACTGACATCAATTTGGGTTTTGGCCTTGTTCATCGTGGTGATACTGGGCGCGGCATTACTTTGCGTATTTTTGGAATTGATTGTCCCGAAGCAACTAATAGAAAAGGTAGAGATCCAAAAGAAAAAAAATATGGGATTGCAGCAAAAGAATTCGTTAAAGCGTTCTCTCCGGTAGGGACTAAAGTTACTCTCAGAACCTATGAGCGAGACAAGTTTGGTAGATGGCTTGCAGACATCAAGGTAGGTGCAAAATGGCTTTCTAAGGAGCTTTTAAAGAATCATCATGCCGTTGAGTATCATGGCGAGAACAAGAAAGCTGTAGCCAAAGGTCATCTAGCCAACAGAAAGCTAGTCAAACTTAGTGAATAACTTTTTGGTCTCCAATGATGTGTTCAAAGAATTTCTTGCACACAGCGTCATTTCCATAGATAAAATCTTCCATATCCTTGAGCTGTTTAGCAATAGACATAATAAAATTAACGTCTTTTTCTTTAAACTTAGTAGGCGCTTCATTAAGCCATAAGTCGATAGACAGAGGATCTTTAAGCTCAAAAGGAGGTAAATTCATAACAATCACCTTATACGTCTAACAAGTATTTATACTTCAATAACCTAGCTGATTCTTTAATTGGAGTTTTAAATATACGCTGACCAGTTTTGTAGTCTTTTCCTTTATCAGTAGTCCAAAACCATTCCTTGGTACACCAGCCCATAATAGCTACTTCTTCACCAGGAATGTCTACACAGCAAAAAACGTAGTAATCACAGTCTTGATGGTCTTGTAAGTAAGTAGTTACAAGCGCATTTCCTTCTTTGTAAGACTTATATTTAATACTGCTTTTTACATCAATACGCTTGTTATTAACAAGAATATCAAAATCTACACGTTCTACATAACTAAAATCTAATCCTAAATCTGCAAAATAGCTGCAAACCGCTAATTCTCCTAGCTTTCCAGTAGTTGAGCTATTCTTATTAACGCTGTGATGATTAATAGTTTCTGGCTGATCGTAAGCAATATCCAACCATATTGGCTCAACTGGTATGACGATCATTAACAGGCCAAGGTACACTAATGCCAAGATTTTCAGATAGATACCTGTTTAAGATGTCATATATTTTAACGTAGTCTATCTTTTTTACTTTAGTTGTAGATTCTTCATTAGTTTGAGATTCCTGCACAGGTCTCCAGAGATAGTCTTTAACAGAGCTTTGGGTCCAGGGAATATCAGCATGGTGACTTAGAACCTTTTTCATGTCCTGACCGCTTTCAGTCAAGGCTTTAGCAACGTGGTCACACCATAGGTGTAGTGCTGAGTTTTGCCTCAAGCTACGTTGTTTGCCAGTTTTTACCGTCACAATCAGGTAGTGGTCTTTTTCGTAGGTTTCCTCAATATGTTGAATTAACTGCTCTTTTTTGTGCTGACTGTTTGCTATCCAGAAATCACCCATTAATTCTTTTCTCCTCTATCTTAATTTGTTTTTGGAAGTCCTCTATCATTTCATCGTAATCAGCTTTATAGAGCTTATGTATATCGTTTTTAGTTGTAAGCATATGTTCTACAAAGTCTTTTCCGTACATATCAATCATCCACATAGTATAGTTTTGTGTGGCTGTCCCAAACTTCATACCATAAGCATTTTCAGACTTAGTTTGAGGATGCACATTACGCTCATCAAGCGCCCAACGACTACTAGCTCCTTTAGCAATAAAATGTCCTCCATCCATCTCTGTCCAATGTTTACGGACTCCTGACGTTACGCAGGTACAATAACCATCCTTATCTGCTGCTTTTAAACGGACAAGTTTTTGCAACAAACGCAACGCTTTAGCTCTAGGAGTCTCTTTAGGCATCGAATTTTTCCTTCATCAAGTAGTATCCAGGTGGATGGCCTGTACTATGCTGCTTAACTTTGAACTTGAGTCTAGAGTTTTTGATGTAACTTCTGACCGCAAAGTATGCAGAGCGCATCTTTTCGTAATCGTCAAACTCAATAGCTTGCCCATCCTCTAACTCGTCCCAAAGACGAACAGCCTTGTTCTTAGGTTTTTTTACTGTCTCTTTAATGCTTACAATTTTCATCAGAATGGTATGTCCTCTTTCAATTCATTGGCTAAAGGTTCAGATGTTTCATGTGGAACATTTTCTGGTTCTTCTCTTGTGAATTTCAGAGCTAGGTATGGAGCGCCTCCTTCTTTTGGGAAATTTTTCCAGCCTTTTATATCAATGTTACCGTGTTTGTTCAGCTTTAACTGTCCTGCTTCCAACGCTTGCGCCAATAATTTGACGGTATCTGGCTCTATCTGAGCATAATATTCACCGTCTTTGTATTGTGATTGATTTAAACTGCATAAATTTATTAAAGCCATTACAGCAACTCCTGTTCATATTTAATTTGTTGATCGGTATCTTTTAAGATTTCTAACGCTTTTTCTATCCACTTATCATCTCTTCCTACCTTAATGAAGAAAGGACTGTGCTCTGGTCGATAGGACATGAAATAGTAGTATTCAAGCTCTAAGACTGCCATTGTTCCTTGAACCTGCTGAAAGTAAGCCGTAGGCAGCTTCTTAGCTCGTTTGTATCCAATGTGGGTAGAACGCTTAGGAGCTTTTATTTCTATTCCTGTATCGCTCCAGAGTCCGTCTGGTGAGCATCCTATGTCATAGTCATCAAGGCAGTAAAAACCAACCTGCTTGATTTCAACGTCTAAAATAACTTCAGCCATTATTCTTGCATCAGCTTCCAGCCGTGAACCTTCTTCCATATCTTTGCTGACATAGCCTCGTATGGGTTCTTTGTAATCGTTTTCAGCAATTAAAGTATTTATGTAGGTTTCGGTTGTAAGTCCTTTAGCTCTTTCACCTTTTGTTGTTACTAGCTTGTGAAAGTTAGATGCGGTTATTACACCGCACCTGGACTGTAACCATTCGTCAGATCCTTGTTCGTGATAAAAAACACGCATCAGAATTCCTCTTTTCTTGACTTAATGGTTACGTCAATTTTTTCATTAAGGTCTTTTAACTGTTTGGCTGTCATGTGATCAGGATCTTCAATACCGCAAACCTGAAAGATACGAGAGTGAATTTTTTCTTTTTCCATAAGATCTAAGGCTTTTTTAATGTTGGCCTTAGTTGCTCTCTTAGGCGCTTTTTTATCTTCTTCTTCAACTAGGTTGCCATCATCATCAGATTCAGCGTGTCCTATCGCAAAAAGAGATGTGAGTAAGTATCTTTTTGAGTAGGTGTAGCAGCCGCCCACTACCTGTGCTGTTCGTCCATTACCTTTGTCAACCATACATAGT